TGGCACTGTTGGCTTGGCTATTCGTGGTGCAAGCGGTCAAGCAACATCACTGCTTTCATTGTCAGATAGTGCAGGAAGCACCGTTGCAAGAATCACCCAGGCTGGAAACATACAGGCAACAAACCTGCAAACCTTGAACGGCTTGGTCACGATTGGTGAAGAAAACTCTGGTGCAAGAGTAAGGTTAACCAGCGCAACCACAACCCCAACTGCCTTTGCTACTGGTGGTACTATCTACACGCAGTCTGGTGCATTAAGGTACTTAGGAAGTTCAGGCACAGGCCAAACACTAATTGGCGGTGATGGTTCTAACGCACTATCAACAAACCGCCTACTGGCGGATAGTGCGGCAAATACTGCGACAAGTTTGCAAAATATTTTCCCATCAGGATCATCAACATTAACCGTAGAGCCAAACACAACGTATGCGTTTCGTTTATTTGGTGTAGTAAACCGTGGTTCTGCAACAGCATCTACGCTTTCTGTGCGTTTAACCATGTCCGCAACACCAAGTTTCTTCAAAAGCGCGGCATTTACTATGACCGCATCGAGTGGAACGGCACTTCATGCCTCTGCATATACTGCCACTGAAGCACAGGTTGATATTTCCACTACTGGTGGATCTTCTACAGTTGCCCTAAGATTTTGTTATGAGGGTTCTTTTACAACCTCAGCAACAGCTTCTCAAACAGTTATCCCACAATGGATTCAATCTGCCAACGCTAGCTCTGTAATGCAGGCTGGAACTTATTTTGAACTAATCAAGGTCGGCGCACCTGTTGGTGCTTGGGCTTAACTAACAATATAGGAGAATAAAATGGCATGTAGAACAGGTTGTCCCACCCAAGATTGTGATAGTTACGCTGATTGCTGTAAAAGCATCAGTATAGATCGCACAAGCCTTCAAGTTAAAGGCTGAAAATTAGTCCCAAATCGGGTACCGTTTATTTAGACTCTTAAGGAAAGGCCCTATTCATGGCTACAACATATAAAGTACTAGGTCAAGTTACATCCGCCGCTAGCTCAGCAAATGTACTGCTGTACCCAATATCTGCGTATTCTGCGGGCACTTCTCAGACTATTGGGTCTACCCTTACCGTATGTAACCAAGGTTCTTCTGCCGCTACATATAGCATTAGTGTAAAGGTAAATACGTCTACCACTACACTTACTGCACCTGTAGCAAAAGAATACTTGGCCTATCAGGTAGTTATTCCTGCAAATACTACAACTTCATACACTCTTGGTATTACTCTAGATCCTTTTGACCATGTAGTAGTTAGCGCCAGCACTACTACTGTTTCGTTCAACCTATTTGGTACGGAAATCGCATGAGTGTAAAATCAAATGGTGACAATAATAAGAGTGTAAGCATTGACGTTAAAAACGACGGTGTTTGGTACGATTGGGTTCCTTTTTTTAGACCTTCATTTATGAGCACAAACTCAGGTCTTCATGCAAGATATTGTAGAATTGGGAACACTATTCACTATGAAGCTATTGTTAAGTTCTCACCCCTAGATGTAGGTACAAACCCTGGGACTTACACCGCAATGTTTCTCCTACCTGTTAATGCTAAGACACCTGCTATTCCCTCTAGCAGACCTATAGGAACTGCGTACTTTACGCTACTTGGTGGTGGAAACTATGTTGGTGAGGTATATCTTCAAGCAACAGATGATTTCACAGATAGTACTACAACATACTCAGGATCTGTAGGTATTTTGCAGTACTACAGGGTAGCTACTACTTCAGCTCCCGTAACTCGCAATCAATTAACTGCTACCGATCCTGTAACTCTATATGGTTCTTCATCAACTACTTATCACGTAATAGCATTTTCAGGCACTTACGAGGCTGCTTAATCATGAGGTCTACTGAGCCAGCAGGTAGGTTTGACATTAACTATGAGCGTAGATCAATACTCTCAGGTATTACTGAAGATCTCCGCCGCCCAGTAGGACAAACCGTTCAATGGTGGCGCTGGGACAAAACAGACACTTCTGTAGACAGTATTTACGATGTTGGATCTAATTCTGGTGGCCGCGTTTGGTATCCAGGATTTGAAGTTCCAGCTGTAAATGCCGTTATCTACCAGGGTGTAACCCTTCAGGATGAGCGTGGTTTCTACAATACTGACATTCTGAGAGTTACTCTTAATATGGAAGATGTAGAAAAACTGTTTCCTACAATGGCTACCAGCCCGGATGACTTCCTACGAGACAGAATTGTTTACCGAAATGAAGTGTTTAGGCCTACTCACTTCTACCCACGTGGTTTAATTAAGGGAAAGTACACTTTGTTTACTTTTGACGCGTCTCAGATTAACCCTGAAGAAATGGTCAATGATAGACAATTCAGTGCGTATTCAGCATAGGAGAGTAAAATGGCAGAAGCTAAGAAGAAAGTAACTAAGACTCACCCAGGTTTTAAGGCTGTACAGGATCGTATTGCTAAGAAAGAAGGCGTGTCTAAGGATGCAGCGGGAGCTATTCTAGCCTCAGCTTCACGTAAAGCAGGGGCAGCTGCAAAAAAGAAGAACCCTAACTTAAAGAAAGTTAAGGGCAAGTAATGCCTGCTAAGAAGAAAGAATCACCAGCTACTATTAAAGTAGCGGGTAAGGCTCACAGAATTTATAAAGACAAAAATGGTGACGTGATAGTTAACCATGCGGGCTCAGCCAAAGAAAATGGCAAGTACGACAAGATAGATCTAACCAAAAAGGCTGGGGCTAAGACGGTCAAAGCCGGTGTTAAAGCTACTAAAGCTTGGCACAAAAATAATCCTCACAAGAAAGCTGGAAAATAATGTGTGCAACATGTGGCTGTGGACAGCCTAAGAATAAGCATGGAATGAAAACTGTAGCAGCGGCTAATAAGAAGTTTGCTGCAAAGAGCAAATGTGCTAAGTGTGGTAAGGGTAGCTGCTCTTGCAGTGCTAAGAAAGCTCCTGCTAAAAAAGCTGCTCCAAAAAAGAAGTAGTTAACTAAGATTATTTATTAGATTGGCGGTACATTCAGTAGTGATACTGGATTTATCCAGAACCTGCTGAAGTACTGCCCCTCAAGAAGAGGAAATGCGATGTTATATCTAGCCGAACGTTTGGCTCGACAAGAGACCGAGGCTGACCGCCAAGAGTTTCTAAAAGGCGTCTTAGGCGTCAATCGTGTTAATGTACAGTCTTTCGCAGCTGGATGGATCTCCGGATCTTTGCTGCGGAAGAGTTTCAAGTGACAGACGCCAGTAATCTCGCAAAAGAAGCAGACTTTGCCGCCGATCAAATAGCTAATAAAGCTACTTCGGCACTACGCAGACAAGCCTATGAAGAAGGCTGGCCGGTAGAACTTTCCCGCGGACTTAGCATTTCTCATAATGGATCAAGCACTTTTTTCATTGAGGATCATCCAGACGAACTTAAGTCTGCTATTGATGACCTAGAGATGGGCACTCAAGATAACCCACCTATGTCTACTAAGCATAGGTTTATGAATCGTTTTGATAAATATTCTGATGACTATGATTCTAAAATTGGTAATCTTATTGATGGGTTGGATATATTCTAATGCCGTTTATTATTAATGAAGATAAAGCTCTTAAAGCTGTTTTGGCTGGTATTACAGTCTCAGATGCTAAGAATGCAGCGCGTCCTGTAGGTGTGTGGTTTGGGCAGCCTGACGTTGAAATTCGCCAGCAATCTTACCCATACCTAACTATTGACCTCATTGACGTTTCTGAAGAGCGTGAGCGTAATAACCGAGGTATTGTAACTCTCCCATACACACCAGAAGGTAAGGATTCTACTAAAAAGTACAAAACTGAGTCTCCTATTCCTGTGGCTATTGATTACCAGGTTACGTCGTATGCTCGCCAGCCGTTGCATGACAGAGGCATTATTTCTGCCCTACTTACAGATATCCTGCCATTTAGGTATGGAACATTAGAAATTCCCGAAGATAAGACCCTCCGAAGGTTGGAACTCTTAGGGTATGCAAAACGAGATACTACTGAACAAGGCAAGCGCCTTTACGTAAATGTCTTTACAATAAGAGTTAGTGCCGAGATACTTTCAAGTACTCTTATCGCTAACTCCCCAACAATAACAACGGTCAGCCCTACGTTGAGCGCGGTTATAAATCAATCGGTTACAAAGCCGTAATACAACTCGGACCCACAAGAATAAAAACTATTAGCTTAAGGAGCTAAATTATGACAGCTTACGGCCTCGGACGTCCGGGCGTATTTTTACAAGAAAACCTTGTACAACAAAACATCGTAGTACCACCATCATCTAATGCTGTTGCTGCGTTTATTGGTTACCTTCCAAAGGGTCCTGAAACACCTACTTATGTAACTTCATGGGCAGATTTTAATACTTACTTTGGTGGAATTGACTACAACATTCCTACGACTCTTGCAGCATACATGTTCTTTGCTAATAATGGTCGTAATGCTTACATCCGCAGAGTTACAAAGAACGCTAATACTGCGCTTACTTCACCTTCAATTGCTATTGCAGGCTCAGCCGGTGCGGTAAAGACAGCTACAATTACAGCTACACATGCCTTTAGTGTTGGTCAAACAGTTACTTTATCTGGTTGGACTGGAAATACTGCGGTAAATGGAACATGGGTTGTTGATTCTATTTCTACAACAGTTTCGTTTACTATCAAGCTTCCTACCACTGCTGCTACTACAACCCCTACTGGTGGTTCGGTTATTCGTAGTTTGAAGGCAGGTATTCAACTAAACAGCGCCGCATCTACACCTACTTTCAACCTTATTGCTGATAACTCAGGTTCTTGGGGAAATAATATTGCAGTAGATATTGTGGGTACAGCGTCTCGGTTTAGCTTCACTGTATACGGTGCACCTTTGGGTAGCACAACACCTTCACGTAGCAACGTACTAGAGCAGTTTACTGATCTAAACATGACTACTGCTGATGCAAACTACTTTGCAAGCATTGTTAACCAGCTATCAAATTATGTAACTGTTACAGACCTTAAGACTGGTGCTGTGGCTCTTAATAGCGATACCCTTACCGCACTTAGCTCTGGAGCTGACGGCTCTTCTACCCTCACTACAACAGAACTTGGTGCAACAACTTGGGCTGATTTTGATGCAATCAATGGTCCATTGATCTTCAACCTACCTGATGTTAGCGTAACCAGCACCACGTGGACCACGACTAACTCGGCAACGGCTGTTAACTCGCTTATTAGCTACGCTGAAACTCGTGGAGATGCTTTTGTAATTGTTGACCCACATAATGACGCAACAGTTTCTACTGCAGTGACTTACGCAGGAAGTGTTCTTACAACAGGATCCTTGTCAGGTAAGCAGTCAGCTATGTACTTCCCATGGCTAACTATTCCAGATACAAGCAAGTCTGTTCGCGGTATCACAACTAGCGTAGCTCCTGGTGGCGCTATTGCGGGTATCTACCAAAAGAATGACACTTCTCGCGGAGTATTCACTGCCCCTGCAGGCTACAGCACTAGACTTTCAAATGTTTTGGGTCTTGCTACGTCTTTGACTAACCAAAACTTGGATGACCTGAATCAGGCTACAAACGCCATTAATGCTATTAAGGTTACCCCCGGAAATGGTATTGTCGTAATGGGTGGTCGTACACTCAGCATTAATAAGTCTGATCGTTACATTAGCGTACGTCGTAGTTTGATCTACTTAAAGCGTGAGCTTACAGATAGAAGCGCTTTTGCCGTATTCGAGAATAATGACCCATACTTGTGGAATAGAATCCAATCAAGTTTGTCTTCTTTCTTGAACTCATACTGGCAGCAGGGTGGTCTTCGAGGATCAACTACTGATCAGGCTTTCTTTGTAAAGTGTGACTCAAGCACTACTACTGAGACGGACACTGCAAATGGACGTGTCAATATTCAAATCGGTGTTGCTCTAGAGTACCCGGCAGAATTTGTATTAATTACTATTGGCCAAATCACTGGCAATGCGTCAGTTTAAAGTACTAAGGAGAACATAGAAAATGGCTAGCCCAACAATTAACCCATTCAGTGAGATTAAAACTGATCCAATTCGTAACTTTAGGTTTCTAGTAGAATTTAAGACTAAGGAACACTACGCATCATCGCCTGATTTTAATGGAGCCCTCGGCTTTGTTAGTGTATCTGGTTTTGGTGTAACTGTTGACCCAATTGCGTACCGTGAGGGTGGTTACAACACCACTGTTCACCAGTTGCCTGGTCAGACTTCATTTGAGCCTATCAGCTTTACAAGAGGTCAGACCTTGGGCGGTACGCAAAATCTACAGTGGATGCGACAGCTATTCGCCGTTGTAAGTGCACGTGCCGGAGGAGGCGTAGGAAAAGAGTTTAGATGTGACATTGACGTTACAGTACTAAGCCACCCAAACCCAGCTAATACAAAAACAGCTGATTCAGGCGGAGGTCGTGCTGCAAACCCATGGGAGCTGCACGCCTCTATGAAGTTCAGAATTTACAACGCTTGGATTTCAAGCCTCGTATATGGTGATCTAAGTGCAGGCGGTAATGGACTTATGGTTGAAGGTATGACCGTAGTTCATGAAGGCTTTGACGTAGTATACGCAAATGACTACGATGCATCAGCATCATTTGGTACTCAATATTAATTAACTAACTAACTAAGGAACACAATATGTCACAAGAAACGATCAGCTCAATTGAAAATCCAGAACTTGCAAATCAATTAGTTCAAGCAGCTCTAGCTATGTCTCCAGAGGAGGAGGTACAATCTTTAGAGGTAAATACAACACCTACCCCTAAGATTGTACTTCCTCCCTCAGACGAAGTAACTTTGCTTGCAGGACTTTACAATCCCTTTACTGGAGAACTAGTAGAGACTGCAGAAATTAGAGAACTAAACGGTAACGATGAAGAGGCAATATCTAAGATCACTGATTATGGTCGTAGCCTTTTATCTATTCTGCAGCGCGGTACAGTCAAAATTGGTGATAAGCCTTGTACTCAAGACCTTTTAGATAGCCTTCTAGCTGGTGATAGAGAGTACCTTATCATCAAGATTAGAATTGCTACATTTGGTGCAGAAATTGAACTTGAAGGCAAATGCACTCATTGTGATGAACTACAGAAGTTTATTATAAACCTAGAATCAGACGTTTCAATAACACCTCTAGAAGAAAAGCATATTAGAAGCTTTACTGTTGACTGCAAAGTTGGTGAAGTTCGCGTTGACCTACCAAATGGCGCAGTTCAGCGTAAGCTAATTTCTTCTACCGATAAAACGTCAGCAGAGTTAGATAGTATTCTTCTAAAGGAATGCATTACTGATATCAACGGACTACCAATTATGGATCCTAATCAGGTAAAGAAATTAGGTATGCAAGATCGTCGAACACTCCTTAAGGCAATTACGGATAAGAACCCTGGTCCAGATTTGAGCACTATTGCTAAGAACTGCTCATCTTGCGGGCTGGAGGTCCCGATTCCGCTTACCCTAGCGGATTTGTTTCGACTTTAGAAAAGAAGTATATGAGATGCTAATTGACACGTACGAGTTGATTAGCTACGCATTTACTGGTTGGACTTTAACAGAAATAAAGTCCTTGTCCCACCGTGAACGTAATATGTGGCTTAATAAAGCCGCGGCTCGTCTAACCAAAGGAGTGATCGATGTCCTCACCACATAGTAACTTGGGCGAATCCTCCAAGAGCAAAAAAGCCATCGATTCTGCTAATTCTGCCACTGAAAAATGGAAGAAAAATATTTTTGACATAGAGAAATCTATGAATAATATTTTCAAGCAGTGGAAAGAAATGAACACTGGAGGAAACTCCATGGGCGGTTCTAGTGGGGGCTCTAAGTTTAGTAGCGATTTGTCGGGCTCTATCGATAAGATGCAAAACCATCTAGATAAGATGTTCGACCCTCAGATGAGTACTGGAAGAAAATGGGGCGGTAGAGCACTTAGTGTACTAGGAAACGTTGCTGCTTTTGGTTACGGAATGCTTCCAAATACTATGGAAGCTGTTGGCCAAAGAGTGCAAGCTCAGGGCGTTGCTTCTATGGCTGGTATGGATGCTCAAGGGCTTATTAAGTCAAGTAACGCTATGCTTGGTGGAGGTTTTACTAGCTCTACCTCAGCTATAGGCGCAACGACCATGTTAGCTTCTGGCGGTATTCTTCCAACTACAGGCTCATACAAGAACCTTATGGGTCAAGTAGGTGGCTACAGTATGCTTACTGGGCAGTCTAATGAGCAGGTTGCCAGTGGTATGGCCTCTATTAATGGAAACAACTTTATGCGTGTGGGTATTAGAGCCCGTGATGCTAAGGGTAACCTACGAGCTACTTCAGATATTGCTAACGATCTTTACCGGCGTATGTATGGCAATAGAAAAGATGTTAAAGCAGAAAATGCCGCACAGGTTTACAACGTTAACTCTAAGGCATATCAATCTGTAATGGCTGTTGCTGGTGGCAACCAAGAACTATTTAATACTCTTGCAGGTAACTTGGTGTACCAAGCTAAAAACAAGGGCAAAAAACTTGACATGAGCGCTAAGAATGTTCAAGATAACATTCTTAAGCTTCCTGGTGATGACCCTATGCGTAAGTGGTACAACTACCAGAAGTCTGAGGCTGGAAAGCTAGAAGTTAGTGGTAAGGGCCTAGTACAGGGTTATGGCGGCGCTCTTGATGCTACAGCAGCTGTTAATGAGCAATTTACTGCACTAGCTAAAGTACTGCCAGGTATAGTGGATAACATGGGTAGGCTCAAGGGATTCTTAGGTACCCTACCTCAAGCAGGTAACACTGGCTCTACCATGGCAGGTCTTGGGTCTAACATTGCAAGTAATATCGGTGCTGATATTAAGTCAAAGTTAGAAAATAAAGCCTCCGATTGGGCTATTAGTAAAGTTGAAAATATGCTGGGTATGGGCGAAAGTGGTGGTACCCATGCCGGTGGAAAAATGAATATATTTAAAGATATATTTGGAAAATCTGGCGGGGGTAGGCATGCCGCATCACTTGATCCAGCCGCGTATGTTAAACCAAGCGTTGGTAGATACGGCGAAGGCATGGTTAGTAACGCTGCCGCATCTGAAGGTGCAGCAGCCTCTAGGTTTGCAGGATTAAGAACTCTTGCAGGAGGTACCGTTGCAAGATTAAGTTTTGGTGCTACTGCAGCTATTGCTACAAACTGGGCAGTACCTAAGCTACGGAACATTGGAAGAAATGCTTTAGGTGTTAAAGCTGGAAGCGGTGTAGATAAAGCTGGATCAATGGCAGCCTACGCCGGCGGTTACGCAGCTTCTGGAGCTTTGATTGGTAGCGTAGTACCAGGTGTTGGTACAGCAGCAGGTGCAGTTATCGGCGCTGGTATAGGTCTTTGGAAAGGCTGGTCAGAGAATAAAAAACATGAGCATGACCAAGATCCTAATACTGGTGGTGACGCTCAAGAACACGTTTTGGCATCAGCTATTAGGCAAGCGGGTTTTGGACCTAAGGCATCTCCAATAGCTTTTGCTGTTGCTATGGCTGAATCTGGTGGCGGCAACCCCAAGGCACACAATCCGGACCGGTCTACTGGAGATAACTCATATGGTCTATTCCAGATTAATATGATTGATGATATAGGAGTTAATCGACGTAAACAATTCCATTTAAAAAATAACGAACAGTTATTTAACCCAGTTTTAAATGCAAAAATTGCTTACCAAATATCAAACAAAGGTCGTGACTGGTCCGCTTGGACTACTTATACAAAGGGAACTTACAAGCAATACTTAGGTAAAGCAGCAAGCATGTTTGGTACCTCAGGTGATTCAGGTGGAAGGGGAGTAAGTAGCGGTACAAGATCTAGCGTACGTGCTCAGCACGGCGGCGTTGGCGGCGGCATAGTTGCTCCTGCTGATGGCCCTATTACTGCCCAATACGGACAAAAGCCTAAGAATAATACATACTGGCAGATGAAAGGCTACCATACTGGTACTGACTACGGCGTAAAGAAAGGTTCACCAGTTAAAGCTTTTCGAGCTGGTGTTGTAGCTTACGTTGGACCTGGTCAACACTATGCGGGAGCTGGTGAGGCGTATGGAAATATTGTTGTAGTAGACCACGGTGGTTATGAAAGTATGTACGCTCACCTTGAGCGTGGAATGGTTAAGAAAGGCCAAAGAGTAAGTGCTGGACAGCAAATTGCTTTATCTGGTCAATCAGGTAGCGGTGCTAAAGCTGGGCCCCACTTACACTTTGAAATCCGTAAGGGAGCGTTCTCTGCAATTAATACTCAAAATCCAAAGGGGTATCTGGCAGGCTTAGTAGGGGGAGGTTCCTCAGGTTCTGGGACTGCAGGTACGGGTGACTCAGGTGGACAGAGCATCTTCCAAAAATTTGGAAGTATATTAGGAAAAGCTGCATTAGCGGTTAGCCCTATAGGCTTTGCAGGAGCTAAATTTGGTCAATGGTTGTTTGGAAAAGCAACTGGTGATGCCAGTGTTGGAGACAATCCATTTTCTTATGTTGGTAACTCTATTCAAAGTACAATTGGTGGTTCTATAAACCGTTCTGGGTTTGTTGGAAATAAAGATACTTCAACTAATTCATTGTTTTCTTTTGGTGGCGATACTGGCATGATGCCTACACCAAATATTGGAAGCAATACTGGGGGAGGAATAGTAATTAATATGAATGTTGTAGTTCATGGTACTAGCACTAATGATGCACGTAAGTTTGCAAATGATGTAAAGAGTATGCTTGAAAAAGATTTAAGAACTGCTAAGATTGGTTCATACTAAGGTGGAGGATTAACTATGACAACAAAAAAACCAGATCCAAATGAAAAAAGAATTTGGAGACAGTCTCAGCATACAAAAGACGGTAAAGTAAAGTGGACAACCCCAGCAGATGCTGAAAAAGCTGTAGCGGCTGGAAATGCAGTTGTATATATTGAGCTTGGTTCACCAATACCTGCAGGTACTAAACGAGGCGCAATTGTTGTTGAGTACACGATTAAGTCTGGTTACGTTAAAAATCCTATTGGTAGAATTGGTGATTCTTGGCCTGATCCAGATCATAAAGGTCAATTCTTATATAAAGCACCTACAAAATATGCTTATTATTACACGTCTCCAAAAGGAGTTACGCTAAGAAATACCCAGAGATATACCAATAGCGTTGAGACGATAACCTTACTAAAAACAAATAGTAAAAAGTTTAATCCTCCTCCACATAAAGCTAGTAGAACTGTATCACCCGCTGCATTTCCTAATCTTTCTGTTAGCTCGTCAGTTGATGCTGATACTATAGAAAGATTACAAAAAGTAAACCAAAGAGGATTCTTTTTTCAAGATACGAAAAATTCGTGGACTGCAAAAGGTAACCCTAAGTACAAAGCAAGCCAGCTTTGGGGATTTCAATTCATGTACAATCCAACCACTTTTGGCCATCAACAACAAAATGCTAACTTTGATATTAGTAATACCCAAGACATTTCAAATCAGCTTACAGGTAATCAGACAATGAGCGTTAACCTATTTATTAACCGAATGATTGATATGTCCGCCCTAGCCTATGACAGGGCAAAACAAGTAGATGGTACTGGTGGGGACTATGCTAGAGCATTAACGGATGATGATATTCATGGTATTTTAAAAAGAGGTACAGAGTATGACCTAGAGTTTTTGTATAGAGTTGTTAATGGTGAGCCTAAACTAGGACCATCTACGGACCGTGCAACATCCGATTTTGGATTTATCGCGCCAGCACCCATTTGGTTTAGATTTCATGATAACCTTAAGTACAAAGTTATTATTAATAATATTAGTGTAAATCATATTATTTTTACTGAAAATATGGTCCCAATGGTAACTGAAGTAAGTATTAGTATGCTTCGCATTCCTACACCTGATTTTGGGGATGCCGACTCAACCAGCTTCTTAACAGAGCGATACACTTCAGATAATACCTACTCAACAACATTGCCAACTACCGGTGCACCTAGTAATACGGGGACAACATAATGAAAGATACTTCGCGTTATGCTAATGGGTCGTTTAATCAACTATTAAATCGTAGAGGTAACAGTTATAATACGTTTGTCTTGAGAAATTTTGATGTAAAACCTACTTTAAAATATGGGGAATATCAGTTTTCTGAGGGCGATAGAATAGACACTATTGCAGAAATATTTTTAGGTTCTCCATATCTATGGCATAAAATTATGGATGTGAACCCTAGTGTAGGTGATCCATTTAATATTGCTATAGGTACTGTTCTTAGGATTCCTCTTGCCTAATCAAATTCAACGGTATCTTAAATGGCAAGCAAAGTTTCCAGGGTCACCTAACTTTAATTTAATTCTTGCGTACGCGGAATTACATCAAGAGGAGGCGATGCATGATGTATTGTCACTACAGTTTAAAGGTGCAACGGACAGACTACCCCAAAATAACCTAAAAAAGGGTGATCCGGTTATGTTTCAGTGGACTACAAATCAAAATAAAATGGAAACTTTTATTGGGTTTGTTCAATTAATTGAAAAAAACGTAACACCCTTAAGTATATTTACAAAAGTTGTTTGCATTAATAACTCTACAAAATTAAAGACACCAAATAAAAAAGCGTATAAAAACGTAAGCGCAGATAAAGTTGTAAACATGATTGCGTCTGAAAGAGGATTTTATTCAGATACTACTCCACACCCTTTTTCACACCCTAAGTTATTGCAAACTGGACAAACTGATTGGCAGTTTTTACGTCACCTTGCTTTTAGAACCGGGTACGCTTTACGCGCAGAAAATAAAACAGTTATGTTTAAAACTAGAGACAGTATCCTTGCCGATAAAATAGATACCGCACCTACGTTTTATCATTTTGATCAAGCACCTGTTGGTATTTGGGGTAAGCAAACTCTTATTACTTTTACAGCATTAGACGCTGTAGAATCTCCAGAGCTTGGTCAAGGAGATATTGGCCTTGAGTTGGATTATGAAGATGGTTCTAAATACGTTTTTGATTCTGGTGTAGAAGTAAATCATGGTAGTTCTGTAAATAAACCTATTAATACTATAAAGAACTGGGGCAGTGAATATGGGCAATAGTAACTACAAAATCTCCTTAGCCCATGAAGTAGTAGACAGTAGCCAAAAAGCCCATTCTATTGCTCAAGGACATAGTAGCTCTGCAAGATACAAATATAAAGCCAATGCTTTACTTGTAGGCATGTCATCTTTACGACCCTATGACCCAGTGTATTTTAAAGGTCTAAGAGACGGTATGTCCGGTATTTGGGTTGTTATTTCTGTAACGCATGTATTTAATCTTGGTCTTAAATATACTATGAAGGTTCATTTAGGATCTAATGATCAACTGTTACAGATAAAACCGTCTAATCTTGGTGAGGATATTGCGAAGCATTCAGGGAATGTGCAGCCAAGAATACCAAATGAATACGAAAGTTTGCATAGCTTACAAAGAGCAGACACAAAAAATTACTCTATTAATAACATTAATACTCATCAATTTTCCCTAGATAATAAACCTGTTCCAGGAAATTTAAGTAGTACTCTTAAAACCTATGTACAAACTAATGTTGCGCAAACATCGGGAGAGCTACATCCGGATCCGTATGAGATTAGAAAACCAAGCTTTCCTAACGCAAGTAAGAGCATAGTTTGGAATGACCTATGAGCTACTCTGATTACACAGACTATAATATGGACCCTCTTGGTAGGGTCAGGTTTTATGGTACCTATAGAGCAACAGTAAAAAACAATGTTGACTATGAGAATAAAAAGAGACTATCTCTTATTGTTCCTCAGGTATCTGGTTCTGACACTATTGACTTAGTAGACCCTGCAGTATCTTCAGGATCAATCTCTTCTATTACTGTTCCTGAAATTGGCGAGACAGTTTGGGTTGTTTTTGAATCTGGGGATCCAAGCTACCCTCTATGGATGAGTGGTGCTGGATCGGGGGCTTCTCAAGGATCTTACGGATCTTTCTATTCTAATAGTACACAGGCTAGCTCAACATCAGCTCAAGCAGTAACCCTGACTGACAAAACAGAAGCTATTGGCGTATCACTATCTAATTACTCAAAACTTAATTTTTCTGTTGCTGGAACTTATAATATTCAATTCTCAGCCCAGCTGTATCAGCCTTCTAACGGCAGTCCAACAATTACTTTTTGGATTAAAAAGAATGGGACTAATGTTCCAGAGACTACTTGGCAATATGATCTTTCTAATCAAAACCATTATGCGGTGCCGTCATTTAATTATACAGCGACTTTTGTAGCAAATGATTACATTGAATTTTACTGGTCCTCTACTCAATCGGTAAACCTACAGTACTACCCTGCACATACTACAAGCCCTGTGTACCCAGTTACACCAAGTGTTGTAGTAAACATACAACAAGTGATGAGTACCGAAGCTGGACCTACCGGACCTCAAGGTCCTAGAGGTTACACCGGAAATAATGGTGTTGATGGTCTTGACGGAACTAATGGTACTAATGGTTTGACCGGTGTATACATAGGCCCTCATGTAAGCTCTTCAACTCCTGATCATGGTCAGCTTTGGGCCGATACTGCGGAGACAAGTAGCGGAAAATCCTATGCTCTTCAAAGGAAAACTAGTGACTATACTATCCTTGTAAAGGATGAATTTATTACCTGTGATGCGACAGCGAGCGCTTTTACCATTACTTTGCCGAATGTGGGGGATGCCTCTAATAGGAGGTACTTTGTAAAAAAGATAGATAACACGGTAAATCAGGTGCTTGTTACTGGTACAATCGAGGGAGATTCCAACGTTAGGTTGGGTCCAGGCAGGGATGATATGACTATTATTTCTGACGGTTTAAACTTTTACTACGAGGGGTTCTAATTAAATGCCTACACGGAATGTGAACGTATCTACTAAGGAAAATCCTTATGGTACAGCAGAAGGCCAAGATATCTCATCTATTGGTGAGAGTATGTGGAGAAGATGGTACAGACTAGGTAAACCTAGAGCTACTTCTGGAGCCGCAGCGTTTACTTCTACCAGTGCGTTTTCTAGTACCGTAACTATACCCGATGCTACTGATACAGGTAAACCTTTTACCGCTAACCTTGGGCATGAACTACTAATACAAAAAATAACTCTTTCATCTGATCAAGATGCTGTAGTAAACCTAAACATATACCCTGGTATTTTTAATCCTTATGCAGGGGATTCCAGCATTCCACAAAGTTCTATTTATATTCAAATAGTGCTTAAAGCAGGAATACCTTGGGATTGGTATCCAGATGGCTCTGTATCTCTAGTAAGAGGTAGAACATATCAAGTTAATTCTTCTCAACAAGCAATGTCGAGGGAGGGTACAATTACTATAAGCTCTATGGCGCTAAGTAATACTAATATTAATAACTATCAACAATGGAATGGTTTAAAGACTTACGCTATTGGAGACTATGCTGTTAACCTCAATGTTCTTTACGTTCGTAAGGTTGCAGGTGCTGGTACAACTCCTCCTGCCTCAGATACTACTAACTGGGCAGTAGTTACTCTTCCTAGTACTTTTACAGGTACTGGTAATACTTATTTTTCAATAAATGGTATAGAAATTGCAAGAGGTGATCTTTAATGAGAAAAGGTGGAATTGTACTTTCTATCGGTTCATCTGGCGGTATTGTCAATAATGATGCTTTTGCAAAAGATATCGACCTCTATCCAAATAGATTAGCTAGCTATATTAGAACTCAGTATGGTGCTGTACAACTAATAAACAAATGCATTCCTGCAGCAACATCTGCCGATTTACTTTTTAATCGTCATTGGTGGGGTAATATTAGGGCAGATATTGCAACAATTAAACTTGGAAGCAATGACGCTGTTTATGTGCCGCTTCCTGATTGGGCTGCAAGTACCCCATATTCTGCCGGTCTTAATTCTGGTGCTGTAAACATAGGTGTTACAGGAACTAGTGGCGGAACAACCCTAACTCTTCAGTATGGAACTGTTTCAAGTCTAGGTATTACTGTTGGAATGCAAGTCACTGGTGTAGGTATTGGAGTTAATCCTACTACAGGAGCAAGTGCTCAAGTTATTTCTGTAAGTACTAGTACTGTGACTGTATCACTACCGTGTACCTCGTACATAAGTACGGATGTAAATAACCCTAGTTCTGCAACATTTTCTACTGGTGAGGAAGTATTTCCAGCAAATATTGTTAGTGCTCCATCAAATACCCAAACTGATAGCCCATATGTTAATGCTAGTGCTTATGTGTGCCTTACAAGTCATAATGCTTCTTCAACTATGGACTATACTAAGTGGACATTAGGTAGTGTTTCAATACTTTGGTCTAGTTTTGCTACTGCACTTGGTGGAACTTATGCCTCTGTTTCTTCCAGTGCTAATACTAATGGTTCTTGGAACCCTGGTACTACATATTCAGTAGCAACTAGTTCGAGGCCACCATCAATTGTTGTGTATAGACCAAATACATCATCAGGATTTGAAATTTATTACGCCATTGCAGGTGGTAGCAATAAACCACCTTCATCCAACCCATCATATTGGAAAAAAGTTCAGTCTAACAACTTTCAATTTAACTTGAAATTACTTACAGAGAGTACATTAGATACAACTCAATATAATGCTGGGTCTGTTCCTACAATTGCATACGAACAAAACATACTTGAGATTATTGCTCAACTAAGAAGTAGAAATCCCTATGTAAAAATATTATTATGTGCTCCATATATAACAGGAGCTGCTGGCAATTCAGATACTTATAGAAGACTTAACTTTAGAAATTTTTATAATTCAATAGGTAATATCTCAAAAGCAGCAACTACAATAAATAGCCCAGTAATTCCAGTGTATCTTGGAAATGCTTGGACTAGTGCTAATTCTGGTACATATCTTGGTACACAAACAGATACATTACATTTAAATAATAAAGGTCATAGAAGAGTTTTTGAATTTACTCAAGCTGAAGGACAAGCTCTTTATGCAGCAAATCTTCCTACTAATGGTGGAACTACGTATCCTGAATATTCTTTTCAAACTCTTGATACTAAATATGGAGGTTTTAAGTCTATTATTGACCATCCAGATAATGCTGGTTGGTTTGTAAACTGGATTGATATCTAATGACAACATTAAAATGGTGGAATAGCACTAGTAGTTCTTGGGAGTATGTTGCTGTTGGTGATGTAGGTCCTCAAGGTATTCAAGGTCCTCAAGGAGATCAAGGACCAATTGGAAATACCCCAGTTATTTCTGTAGTAGGTACTACACTTCCTACAGGTTCAGATGCTACCGCTACTATTAATAATGATAGTCCTGCAACCCCTGTTATTACCTTTGGTTTGCCTACTGGTGCTACTGGTCCATCTAATGTTTTAAATATTGGTACAGTGGCTAGCGGTACTACTGCAGCGGCTACTATTACAGATGTATACCCAAATCAAAAGTTAAATCTTGTATTGCCAAAAGGTGATCAAGGTATACAAGGTATTCAAGGCCAATCATTGGCTAATGTAGATGGTGGATCACCAACTAGTGTATATGTGGGCATAGGCCCATTTGATTGTGGAGGAGCTGTATAGTGGCTATTCAATTTCAGATAAGACGAGGCACTACTGCCGAATGGCAAGCTGCTACACCTTCTGGCGGCACTGCTCTTAAAGGACCTATTCTTGCTCAAGGTGAGATTGGTTATGACACGACTACTAAAACTATGTACATCGGTGATGGCGCTACTCAAATCCTTTTGCTACCTTCTGTAACTTCATCTGGCGTGTTCCCATCTCAATCCGGAGTTACCGTAGGATCTGCACTAGTTACAACAGATACGTCTGGTGGTAGGCAATGGGCAAGTGTACTAACTACTCCTTCAGGCGCTACGGCCAATTATGCTCTAGTGCAGAACTCGGGTAATACCGCGTTAACTTGGGCAAGTGTAGTTAACTCTGTAAACGGGTCTGCTGGCGCTATAACTGGTATTGCTACTACGAGTCAATTGAGTGCTACTACAGTACCTACTAATAACTCTTTTGCTGGCGCAATTGAAACATTCCCTAGATGGGCTATTGGAACTGCTAGAGCGGCTACTACACAAACTCAATTTTTAACATATTTCACACCAGCAGTTACAACAACTATTAATAAAATTGGATTTTTCTTTACAAACTCAACTACGTCCACATTAATATTTACAATTTACAGTGTTGCATCTCCATATGGATCTTCGTCTACTCATACACTAGTAGGTAAAACTACTGCAACGTCCGTGAGTATAACCGCAGACAATTTGGTAGAGCAGTCTATAACCACAGGTCCAGGTAGCTCCTCTATATCATCAGTCACTTTAACTGCTGGTACTAGATACGCCGTAGGAATTTTAGTTACTACTAGTACCGGTACAGCATCTGTTGCTACTGCCGGAGCAGTCACAGTATCTAATATAAATAGTGGTGGCCTACCGATTATTGTAAGCAATGGATCAGGCACAGCCAATACATCGGCGCAAGACTCTATATCTTCGGTAACTTTACCGGGTAGCAATATTGGTCCTTCATGGGCAGTAATGAGGTTCGTATAATGATAGCTATTTCCCACCCGTTTACTTTAGATACACGCACTGGCACTATAGCCGTAACATCAACTACTAAAAAGTTGTACTTAGATAGGATTAATAGCCTTTTATCTACACCTGCCTATAAGCGTCCAATGCGACCAAACTATGGAACTGATATGTTTTTAGCTTTGTACGAAGCTGGAGATGACTATATATTAGCAGTTACAGAAGCTATTACTGAAGCTTTGTCTATACATTTACCAGATATTAAACTCATAAGCTTAAAAATTATTAAGCCTAATAGTATTGGGGAATCTTCGGTTGAGCTGTTAGTAGGGTTTCCGGATGATACGGTTGGAGTAACTTCTGTTAAAACAGCATACCTATTAACTAACGGAACAAATGTAGGAGATATATACTAATGGCGTACCAAGTAGATTACACTGCTCGGGATTATGATTCTTTAAGAGATGAGCTAATTCAGGTAGTACAGCAAAGAATTCCAAAATGGACTCCAGAAAATTCTTCAGGATCATCAGATTTTGCATTAGCAATTGTAGAGGCCTTTGCTTACACATCAGACCTTCTTTCATACTACATTGATAGGGCACTTGATGAAGCAGGTGTACAAACCGCTACACAAAAAAAGACGCTTTTAAACTTTGCAGAACTTTTTGGCTATAAGGTATCCGGACCTACACCAGCGTATGTTTACCTTACGTTTACTAATACATCTTCAAATACACTCGCTATTCCAGCTGGAACACAAGTTAATGCGGATGTATCTTCCGGAAATTACACAACCGTATATTTTGAAACAATCAGTGATTATCCTCAACTTGCTGCCGGAGCATCTGTTACATTATCGGCAGTAGAAGGTAAAACTATAGGAAATGGCGTAGATAGCTATGGATATGTATTGCCTAAGTCTCTAGGGGTATCTGATAACTACGCTTATCAACAATTCACAATTCCGGATACAGGTGTAATTGAAGAGTCTATAAAGGTTTATGTTGGAGAAAGCAGCTCGTTTGTTAAGTGGACTAATGTTGACACCTTGATTGAATATGGAGATGACAATACGGTATATACCACAAAAAGAGATGAGAATGGTAACGTTGTAATTCTTTTTGGTGACGGAATTAATGGTGATATACCTTCTGGAACAATTTCTGCTCTATACAAGACAAGCACCGGTTTAGTAGGAAATATTAAAGCTTCCTCTATAAATACATATCCTACATATATTCCTGGTCAGGGGTATAACATTCCATCAAACTATGGGCTTTCTGTAACGAATCTATCGGCTGCTTTTGGTGGTAATGATGGGGAAAGTTTATCTTCTTTAAGAACATCTTTGCAGAATACTTTGGCCGTAAGAAATAGAGCTGTAACTCTAAATGACTACAAAAACCTAGCTGTTAGTATATATGGCGTTGGTCGAGCAAATGCAGAATCATCTGTATATAACTCGGTAACAGTTTACGTTCAACCATTTAATGATTTTACTGGTACCCCAGGAGTTCAAACAATCTCGGGCGTAACCAGCCCGGCAGCAAGCTGGTATTCTATGCAATCCCTAGTACTAAACCTGTTAAAAGATAGATGTCCAGCTACAACAACTGTTACGGTCTCGGAACCAACATACATCCCTATTGAACTAACTGTAGAAGTAACTATTGATAGCTCCTATAAGCAAAGAGATGTCAAAATTGCTGTTGCACAGGCTCTTTTAGATGAGTATGTAGGTTTGTTCTCCTATGAGTCCTATGGGTTTGGTGCAAACGTATCTAAATCTATTATTATTTCTGACATTATGGCCGTAGCAGGCGTTTTAAATGTAAATATAACTAAGCTGTGTTTGTCTGGAGGATCGGGAGTCTCTGATCTACAGATGACTGCTGGACAAATACCCCTTCTTACTACAAGTAAACTAACAATTACTCCTTCCGGTGGATTTGCGTAGTTTTAAAAAGATTTATTCTTTATAATCAAAGAGTATATAAAGAGGGATCCCAGAGCATTATGGAGATTAATAGATGGCTGTATACCCAGGAGCTTTAGTTAGTGCCACACAGTTAGTACCAAGAACAGACCTTGTAAATACAATAGTGGCTAATGACGTTAATGCGGCATATGAAGAAATTATCGCTATTGAGTCTACTCTTGGTACGAGCATCCTTTATCAGGATCAAACTAGTAATGCTTGGTCAAATAGTTCTTCAGCTTTTACCTCAGTACATAATCGCCTTAATAATATTGAGCGTGGATTACGTCTTGGTGTTTCTGGAGCCCCATATGTACGTACAAATGCGGCAAGTACTATAACTGCGGCTACAGGAACTGTTGCTCTTGCAATAAAAAATGTTACAGGTAATACGTCAAATCTTTTTGAGACATATGTTACCGGAACTACTAACCTAGGTTTTAAAGTAACTTCTGCGGGAACACCATATGTAGGAACTAACGCGGTAGTAGTAGTTAATGACACTAACTACAACACTATTAAAACAGATATTACAAATCTTCAAACAGGATATAATAATATCAACACGTCACTATATGTACGCACAGATACGTCAAACACTATAACTGCAGCTACCGGTACTGTTAATCTTGCACTAAAAAACGTAACAGGAAACACGGCAAATCTTTTTGAAACATACGTTACAGGTACCACTAATTTAGGTTTTAAGGTAACTTCCGGAGGTGTTCCATACGTAAACGCAGACCCTGTAGTAGTAGCAAGCTCTAGTGATACTAACTACCAAACCATTAAAACAGATATTACAACTAATAAGTCAAATATTACAACTAATACCTCGGATATTACAACCATTAAGTCAGATATTACAACCATTAAGTCAGATATTACAAGTCTTCAAGCACTACAAAATAATATAAACCCACTACTACTAACGGGAATGTAATGAGTACTCTAATTGCAGCAATAGACCTAAATACCGCAGCAGGTATTACGCAGGTGGGCTCCGTACTAGTAGCAGGATTTGCAGGTGTTTTTCAAATGTGGAGAAAGATTGATAAGCGTCAACAAAATCTTGAGTCTTCTTCTATGAGGCTTGAAGATCGTTTAGAACGAATTGAACACCAGTTTGGCCCAAATGGTGGGGGTTTGCGTGAAGCAGTTAATAATATGTCCCAAACTATGCTGAAAATAGACGAAAGAATGACTAAGATGGGGGATGAAGTGGCAAACCTATCAGGTAAATTTCAGCAACACATTGTCGAAGGCAATCGTAACGCCGACAATAAATAGTTTTTAGGATTGGTGTAATTATATGGCTAGATATGGAGCCGGCTCTCTTTATAATGCTGGAGTATATTATGGTGCCCAAGATCCAGCAGCAACAGTTTACAACTCTAACTTAATAGCTGTTCAAACAGATTATAAAATTGTAGACCTTTCCTGGGGCACAATAAATGTTGACGTTAGTGGCGGCGCACCTACAGCCACTCACTGGAAAATTATTAAAAGCACTAGTGGTGCACCCGATCACCCCAATGATGGAATTTATGTAACCGGTGGCACAGCCCCTGGCGGTACATTGGGAGTTGGAGCCGTTAGTAACGGTAGCTTTTCTGATACAGAAACTGTGTTTCCTTCTGGAACTGAAGTAACTTACTCTTTTTGGGTTTATAACGGATTAGATTGGTATTTTTGTGGCGCAGTAGAGACTATTGTAGTTAAAGCTAAGTCTTCTGATACAACTCTAAGACTTCTTAATATGCTGCCTAGCATATGGACTTCAGATAGCAGCACACTCACTGAAACAGGTGCCTATGTAGATAGGTATAAAACAGAGTTGGATTCTAACGGGGATCCTCAAGATACCGATCTGTATAAATTTCTTAGCGGATTTGGATTTTATTACGATAAGCTAAGTTTGCAAATAGATAATGCTTATAAGTCTAGTGATTATAGGTTTTACCCAAGACGTCGACTAGAGTCGGGTATCCGTGACCTAGGGTTTACTCCTGAACCTACTTTAGGTGATCAATATCATCGATCTTTATTTAGACATGGTAACGTTATTAATTCACTTAAGGGGTCATCTCTTGGACTTAATATATACGTTAAATCACTTACGCATTTTAATAACACAGTTACTTTAGGAACTAACCTATTCTTAGATTACCTAACGTCTTCATTTGAAGGTGGTATTGGTACTTGGGCAGCTACTGGTGCAACCCTTGCATCTGCCGCGTACAACGGTGCGTTTGCAAAACCAACTCTTCCACTAACAGATATTACATCTACGTATTTTAAAATTAAGCAGGCGTATTACGGAAGTATTACAACTACTGCAACTACTGCAACTGTTAACTCTTACTCTAGCGACCATAAGCGTACGGACACTATTCCAGTAACTCCTGGAACTAAATACTACTTCTCTGGATATGTTCGTGAGGTTAACGCGACCAGCACTACTATTGCGGCTGGAATTCAGTGGTTTGATTTAACAGGTACTCAAATAGGCTCAACAGTTTATAATTCCACAGTTAACCCTACAAACGCTGGGTGGACCAAATTTGAGTCTTCTACTACAACTACAAATGCAACCGCACCATCAAACGCGGCGTATGCAGGCATTTCTTTTGCTATATCAGGTACAAGCGGAACAATTTTTTATATTGATGACCTACAGTTTGCTGTTGTACCCGCTTCAGATATTTCTTTTGGTGCTGGGTACCCAATTTATGAAGATGCTAGAACTGTAAATATTCAGCTTGATGGTACTAGAACTAATTACCTTCCAAATCCTGGATTTGATAATGGAGCAGGTAGTTGGGGTATTCTAAATGGTTCTTTGAGCATTGACTCAACTAACTATGTATACGGAACTACCTCGGGTAAGTTTACTGCAAACAATACTGTAGGTGCTATACACTCAGACTGGGTTACTCTAGAACTAGATACTTACTACACCTTTAGTGCCTACGTTAAAGGACCTGCTACAAAAACAGCTAAAGTTGGTGTGGAATTTACCTTCCCACAAAAAACTGTAGACCAAATTAAAGTATCTAAAGACGCTTATAGTAGTTACTTGCCTGCACCTACAAATGTTACTTATTCTGATCCAGTAACTATCAACGCCACTACTTTTACACGTATATCAGTAACTGTTAGATCTCCAGAATATTTTGCAGATAATGGTCTTCCAGTAGCTAAAGCAATTATTAATTTCCCTAGTACTACTTCTGGTGATTCTTACTATGTAGATGCTTTCCTTCTTGAAGCAGCTGGACTATCAACCGCTGTAATATCAAAAATTGAGTCTGCTACTCCGGCTTCAGATACATTTACAGTTACTACTGGATCTTTACATAGATTAAGTGTAGGGAATAGCGTAACTATTTCTGGAACAAATTCTTACACAGGAACGTGGATAGTAGCTAGCGTACCTACTACGACAACATTTACAGTTACTTCGTCAACTTCTGGCACATTTACAAATGGATATGCCTCGGCAAGTATTCCTAAAACATATTTTCAAGGAACTGGTGGTCTAGCGCCTACTGATCCTTTGACGGAAAATTTTGTTGGAGACGCAGATTGTGAGTGGGAAACACGCACTACTACTAACTGGTTATCTAACCCAAGTATTGAAACAAATACAAGTGGTTGGGTAGCACAATCAGGAACCTCAATAGCTAGAAACACAGTTACGTATAACTTTGGCGCGTCGTCATTAGCAGTAACACCTACTGCCTCTAATAATTATCAGACGTATACTAGTGCAAATGTTCCCTCAATTATTGCGCTATCCGGATCAGAAACAGTATCCTCTTACCTTAAAGGTGGAGAAAGCGTTACAGTATCTGCATATGTTTACGGACCAGCAGGTACTTATACAATTGGCTGTGGTATATCTTCTACAACCTCAATTACAAGTTCTTTAGGTGTAAGCGGTGCTGGTAATGCTGCTATAGATAGCGGTGGATCTTTTGTAGTACCGCTTAATACTTGGACGCGTATTGATACGACTGTACAATTACCTAAAATTACCTCAGGAACTACGCTACCTTTATATCTACATATTGGCTCTAATTTATCATCTGGCCCTTATTATGTAGATGGCGCTCAAATAGAATTTGGAACAACTCCTACACCATTTGTAGATCCAGCGTCAGCGTCTACAGTAATTGTTGTTAACCCTAAGGGTGCGGCAAATATGTATGCTTCAACACGCCCACTTATTGGTGGAGGTAGAAGCTACTTCTGGACTCGTCAAGATAATAAACTTGAGAGGCTTGCGCGTAGTCTATATAACTACCTACCAATTGATGCAAGCTTTAAATTTACTAAGGGAGATCCCACACCTACTTATTTGCCTGAAGTTGATTCTTCAGTATTTGTTGAAAATTCTTTTGAAAATAACTTAAATAACTGGTCAGTAAGCAGTAACGCTTTTTGTAATAGAGTAGTTGGACTAGGCAGTCTATATACAGACTCAGACTCAAACACTTTTTATGGAGCTTACAGCACATCTTGGTTAAACATAACTAGAGGAACGTCATCTACGTCAGCACTATCAGCAGCAAAAAGTAACATACAGGTTAGAACTTCTGTAGGAGCTAGTGCTCAAGATGTAGAAGCAATAGAGTACTATTTTTCTGCTGCTATTAAATCAGCTCCTAGGAATGCAACTACACATGCGGCTAGAAGTAGAGGAACTTACGCAGCAACTATTAACTGGTACCAAACTGATGGAACTACGGCCGCATCTACAGCAAGCACTACTATTAGCGGGTTAACACTTACGTCCGATAACGAAAATCGTTGGAACTTACTTTTTGGAAAAGTATTGTGCCCTTATGATGCTAAGTACGCTAAGATTACAGTTACTTTTACCCCTACGTCTGCTAGTAGTACTCCTGGAATTGACGCCTTTTTGCTAGACCGAGTAATATTTAAGAAACTATAGGGTATAGTGAGGGACATGACAGATCTAGTGATAATCTCTCTTGCGGTAGCATTTGTGCTAACCGGTGTAGAAGAGCTAATATTTCCAATTGGTAAGTGGCGCGGACTTTTGGCGCTAGTATTATCAACCTTGGCCTCTATAGCCACAGTAGAGCAAAAGTGGGGTATAGTAATTTGCACCGCATTAGCATGTTCATTTGCTAGCATGACGTGTGCTATGTTAGTAAGTACTTTGATAGACAGTAGAGATCCGAGAGTACTTCGGGGTGTACCTAGGCGGGTACCTCCACTTTAAACATCTAGGAGGGCTTAGATGATTGACCCAACACCATTGTTGGATTCAAAATTATCCCTGCGTGCCAAAGGCATTTGGGGTTTATACATGGCTGCAGGAAAAGCACTCTCTGCTGCCGAAATATATCCGCTCGTGCCAGAAGGCCGTGATGCGGTACGTAAAGCTGTGCGCGAATTAATATCCGCTGGGTACGTTTCTGAGACCAGTTTCCGTAATAAAAATGGCCAGTGGTCCTATGAATTGGAGATCACCCAGGCCTGGTTTACCCGGGACGGATTTTCAGGCACCCTTTTATACGGTACAGCTAGTAAGCTAATAACTAATAGTACATTAGTAGAACTTACTAACGTAAGTTCAACTAACGTATCGGGCGAGCCCGAAAAGGAGGAGTTCATAGATATGCCATGGCCAGGTTTTGATGATGAGGCGCCGGTAACCAAAAAGACGAGGAAGTCCACGGATTACGTAGAGACCGGGGTTGTAGGCAAACTAACAGAGCCTATAGACAAGGTTGCAATGCGTAAGCAGAAGTACAAGAAGACCAAGTTTGAGGCTGTACCAGCCTCTATGCTGCGTCAGGAGCGTCCAGAGGACGAGTGGGATACTAATGACCTACTCGCTGAGTTCTACGCTCTAACACGTGCTCACGCCCCAGGAATCCCTAGTCAGGTGAACGGCAAAGGTCTAGCATCTTGGATTAACCAAAAGGTTGGGGAAGGAATCACTAGGTATACGGTCCTAAAGGCTATGCGTGGGTTCTTTAACGATCCGCGCTTGACAAACGACGCTGGTATAGGCAATCCTTTATGGCGTAGGTTTATTGCTTACTATCCGACGGTCCATGGTATTTACTCCAAGGAAACTGAGGTAGAGTACCAAGACGCAGACTTCTTGAGCCATCAATCAAAGATGCTCAAGTTATGGGAGGACTAATGTACGACGTATCAGAACTACGGCCTTCGGTCCGTAGGCAGATAAATCAAGCCACCATTCCTGAACGCTTTGTAGGTTTGACCTTGGACGACCTAGCTTCTTACGAGGGCGAACCAGAGATTCTTATAAATAAATGGGTAAACTCTGTGCTTTCTGGTGAGATTATCAAGGCACGTGGGTCAAAAAAGTGTGGCATGGGCTTATTGCTAGTCGGCAAGCCCGGACACGGCAAGACAACACTTGCTAGTGTTGTACTACAAGAGGTGATTCGTAAGGCGACCCCAGAACTTTGGGGCTCACCTGACATATCAGTTAAAAATCCAGCACTATTTGTTGATTACCCTAAACTTCTACGTATACAACAGAAGTCTTGGAAAGATACCGATGGTCCTGAGGCTTTCCTCATGGAGCAGGTCTATGGCGATATGCCAGGTCCAGATAATATAAGTTTGCTTGTATTAGACGATCTAGGTAAAGAGCATAGAACCGCTTCAGGGTGGGCTGAAAATACCTTTGACGCTGTGTTAAGGTCTAGGTACAATGTAGGACTACCAACTATTGTTACAACAAACGTTCCATTAAAAAATTGGGGCGACGTCTACGGCGAGGCTATGGGTAGTTTTGCACACGAGGCATTTATTCCGATTAATATAGTTTCAACAGAGGGAGACCGACGAAAATGAAGGATAAAACTATGGCAAAGGCAGACTGGCGTACAGTTCAATTTTTCCTATCCCCACGCGGTGTTTTTGAGGTAGAGATTGACCTTGAAAGCGAAGGCGTTCGTTGCAGTTGCCCAGGGTTTAGCGCAAGGAAAGTTTGCAAGCACTCTAGGGTCGTAGTAGACCGTGCTCAAAAAAATGACGGTACTTATCCATTACGGGTATCAGACCGTGCATCTGAGCTAGAAATTACTAGCTCAACTAAGTCTTCTGAAAACTTTAGGAAGTTCGTAGTCAAATACGGCTACATTGAGGTTTAACTCATGCAGGGAGGGGATTTAAGTAACGATCGCATAATGCGCATCGCTGTGTCTCTTGACTGTATCTTAAACAGGACACCGGTCATAAAAAAACTTTTAGGTGTCATCTCTTACGCACAAGAAGAAGTCACATATGATCGTCAGATACTTTCTAAATTGTGGAAGTACTCTAGCGATAATGGCTTCATCTTAGAGCTTGTGGGATTTGGTTTCTCACAGGCTGAAATGCAAGAATTTATGGACGACCTTGACAACTTGGGTACTAATCCATTTAACTATGTTAAGGCTTACAACGTAGTAGCAGACTTAGTTGCAGAGCTGCCTTATCGAAATGAACTAAAGGGTGTCATAGACTTACCCCAGCGAGCATTACGATATGGTAGTTGGTACCGCGACCTTTGGAGGGTTTAAATGGCAGCAGATAATGAACTGCGCTTAATCAGTCGTGCAATTCGCACGAGGGATATAACGCCCATACTTGAGTATGGATTAGAAGACGACTGGTTCTATGTAGATGAGCACCGTGCTGTATGGAAGTTCATCAAACAGCATTGGACTAAATACTCTGAGGTTCCCACAGCAGTAACGGTTAAGGATAATTTTCCTACGTACCGGTTGCTAGCTGTAGACGATTCTATTGATTATTTATTAGATCAGTTGGTTGAGTACCGTCGTCGTCAGAAAGCAATCCAGATTGTTCAGGATGCCGCTGAGGCTATCTCAGAGGGCGACCATGCAACTGCAATCTCATCTATGAGCGTTGGTCTTGCAAAGATCATGGATGAGGGTACAGGTACTTCTCATGACGTTGACCTAAGCAAGAGCCCTATGTCTCGTTACGACGACTATCAAGAAGTAAAGACACGTCCTAACGGCCTGATTGGAATGGCAACAGGGTTTACTCTTATTGATCAAGCAACAGCAGGTCTACAACCAGGCCAACTTATAGTTATTGTTGCTCCACCAAAGACGGGTAAGTCTGTGATTGCTTTGCAGACTGCAGTCAATCTTCATAAAGATGGCTTCGTACCTATGTTTCAATCTTTCGAGATGAGTAGTCGGGAACAGCAGACTCGTCACGATGCTATGCGTGCAAACATTTCACATGCTCGCCTTACTCGTGGTGCGCTAAAGACAGACGAAGAAGTGCGCTACCAAAAAGCTCTAAAGCGCATGGAAGACATGCACAACTTCTACCTGACAGATAGCACGTCGGCCGGAACCATCTCAGGTTTGGCAGCAAAGATTGACAAGCTACAGCCAGACGTTGTTTTTGTAGACGGTGTGTATCTAATGACTGACGAGGTCACAGGCGAACTAGGTATTTCATATTTGGCTCTGACTAACATCACAAGGTCATTGAAGAGGCTCGCTCAGAAAGTACAGAAGCCGATTGTTGTTACCACCCAGGCATTGGAATCTAAGATGCGTGGAGGTAAGGTTACTGCTCAGTCCATCGGTTACTCATCCTCATTCTTCCAGGATGCGGACGTAATCTTGGCACTAGAGCGTCAGGATGCTGAGGATGATTCCTCACGTCTGTTTAGGATTGAAGCCAGTCGTAACTGTGGCAAGACTGAGGTCGAACTACTTTGGGACTGGGAGAACGGAAAGTTTCAGGAGTACGCAACACCATGACAAATATAGTTACGGGAATTCTTATAGTCGTGTTTATCATTGCAGCCATATCATCATTTATGGATCATTAGGAGAAGGTATGTTTGAACCACAAGCACCCCAGTTTGATGGCACACAGGCGTGTGCTGATGAAGATCCAGATACATTTTTTCCTGCACCCTCAGATAGGTGGGGTATACAGGATGCAAAAAATATCTGCGCTTCGTGCGAATTTATTGATCCTTGCTTTGCCTATGCGGTAAAAGAACCTTCATTACAGGGCATCTGGGGCGGAACAACTCAGCGTCAGCGTGAGTCCTTTAGGGGCCGTGCACGTCGTCAGGCGTCAGTATGATCCTCACAGAAAAAGAAGTTCAAGTAGTACTCTTCAAACTAGATGTAGATATTGCACAAGTTCGTGGAGATGAAGTGTTGGGTATCTGCCCAGGGCACGAGCTACGTACTGGTACCAAAGATAACAACCCATCTTGGTCTATTAACATTGAGACTGGCGTACACCATTGCTTCTCTTGTGGTTACAAGGGCAATCTGATCACGCTTGTTGCAGAGCAGCTGGACTTTAAGACTGAGTGGGGCCGTTTAGATCTTGACGCTGCAAAGAGTTGGCTGCATGCCAATACTGCAATCGACCTTGATTTAATTGCTAAGCAGATGGAAGATATCAAGTCTTCTTACATTGCTATACCAAAGCCTGTAGAGATGAGTGAGGCTCGACTAGCTGTTTACACGCAAGTTCCTGCATGGGCACTAAATGCTCGTGGTGTAACAGATGAATCATGTAAGATGTACACAGTTAGGTGGGACGCTGAGAATGACGCTTGGATCCTTCCTATTCGTGACTGTGAAACTGGCAAACTAATTGGCTGGCAAGAAAAGGGCCAAGTAATGCGCCACTTTAAAAACCGCCCTACTGGAGTTCTAAAAAGCAGCACGGTTTTTCATGATTATAATTTCAGCGATAATAACCAAGTTATAGTTGTAGAAAGCCCGTTAGATGCAGTTCGTCTGCATTCCTTGGGAATAGGTGGTGCTATTGCTACTTTTGGTGCTTCTGTTAGTCCGGCTCAAGTAAATATCATTCGAGCTAACGCAGAGAATATTATCTTTGCTTTTGACAATGATCAGGCTGGGCAAACCGCTTCCCTACGCATGTTAGACTTGAGTCGCAAGACTGGGTTTGAGTGCAAGTTCTTTAACTACGGAAACTCCGAAGCTAAGGATGTTGGCGATATGTCAGAAGAGGCTATACGCTATGGTATAGAGTCCGCTAAGCATTGCGTACTCGGTAAAGCAGCAATTTTAGGATAACAAATGAGTTTCATTGGCACCTTACATCCCTACCAAGTAGAGGCTGTAGAAAAGATGTGCACACGTAAGAAAGTCCTAGTTGCCTATGATCTTGGCTTAGGTAAGACTGTGCTAACTATTGCCGCTATAGAACGCCTACGAGATGAAGGAAAAATTAATGGTCCAGGCCTTGTCATTTGTCTATCCAGCCTTAAATATCAATGGGCTAATGCTATTGATAATTTCACTGGACACACTTCATTTCCAGTAGTCATTGACGGCACGCCTAAGCAGCGTCAAGCACAGTACGAACAATTTAAGAACTCTCAAGTTGACTACATCATTATGAATTATGAGCAAGTAGTTTCTGATTGGGAGATAGTCAAAAAACTACCACGAGCTTTTGTTATAGCTGACGAAGCAACTGCTATCAAGAGTTTTAAATCAAAGCGTTCAAAAGCAGTAAAGAAACTTACTTCTGACTATACTTTTGCTCTTACCGGTACTCCTGTAGAAAACGGAAAGCCCGAAGAGTTGTATAGCATCATGCAGTTTGTAGATCCAACGGTACTGGGACGCTTTGATCTATTTGACCAAACTTTCATTGTTCGTAATTACTTTGGTGGGGTGGAGAGGTATAAAAACCTGACCACACTCAGCTCTACTCTTTCTGAGGCGGCTGTACGCAAACGTCAGAAAGACCCTGACGTAGCACCTTACTTGCCAGAGACTATGATGGCTGCTCCAATTCTTATACCATTTGATAAAGCTTCACAGGGGCTTTACAACCAGATTGTAGATGAACTACTAGCTGACCTAGATGAGGCAATCTCATTGTTCAGTGATTTCAGTCTATTTGCTGACGCTCATCAGGACAGCGAAGTAAACCAGATCCGCGGTAAGATCATGTCCAAGCTAGTATCTTTGCGCATGCTTTGTGACCACCCAGCTCTTCTGCGTAATAGCGGTGAGCTTTGGGCCGCTAATCCATTGGGTATAAAAGGATCTGAGTATGCAGCAACCTTGCTAGAAGGGGGCAAGCTTGATAAGGCTACAAAAACACCTAAGCTTGAGATCCTGAAAGATACAGTCGTAGACTTTTTAGGAAGTGACAAAAACAACAAGCTGGTTGTATTCACTAGCTTTGTATCTATGACAGATATTATTGCCAAAGAATTGTCAGCCTTTGGTGCTAACGTATACACCGGTAAGATGAACGCAAGGGAGAAAGAAGTTGCTAAAGTTGATTTCCAAACTAATGCAAATACTCGCATCCTTGTTAGTTCTGATGCCGGTGGTTATGGTGTGGATTTGCCTCAGGCTAATCTACTCATTAACTACGACCTTCCATGGAACGCCGGTCTGGCACTCCAGCGTAACGGACGTATCCAGCGAGCCTCTAGCACCTGGGAAAAAGTTGTGATTCAGGACCTACTTATGCTAGGTTCTATAGAAGAACGCCAACACGCAATGCTGCAGCAAAAAATGTCAGTCGCTAATGCTATTGTTGATGGTGAGGGCATTGATGCAGGAGATGGTCTAGACTTAACAGTTGGATCACTTAGGCAATTTTTGCAAGCAATTAAATAGTAAGATATGGTATAGCGAGGGCCAGGTACTAGGAGTGAATTTGCCTAATCCAACCCCAACGCGTACTATCAGAGTATCTGATGAACTTTGGAATGCAGCAAAAGAAAAAGCTGCTGAAGAGGGTGTCACAGTTACTGATATAGTAATTACGGCTCTAGAAGAGTTCGTAGGAGTTTAGATATTTAGGAGGGCAACATGCCAGAAGTAATTGGTAAAGAACTACCGACCGTAGAAACATTTGGTCAGTCAGACCTTGATACGTTGTACAAAGAATATGTACATCTCAAGAAGAACATTGATGACCTCACTGCTCGTCAGAACATCATCAAGAAAGAACTGTCAGAGTTTGTAGACAACAATGGTCTAGAGGATGACAAGGGCCAC